CGGTCAGAAGATTCCGCTCATGCGTTTGTGTTATATCATCTGCACCTAACCAATATTCTTGAGGTAAAAATTTTTTCATTTGGGCAGTTATCACTTTTTTTCCCATTATGTCCCCTAAATAGATCTTCTTTCTTAACTGGCATCCCATACATAGCCAATACATGTGAAATAGCAGTATAGCCACACCAACCATCGCCTGGGATTTTAATTTCCTTCATATTCTTAAAGAAATTATTCAGTCTCTCCTGTTTTTTATCTTTTGTTGTATCAATGACTTCCTCAACCTCCTTCTTCTCTTCTTCGACAATTTGTATTTTTTCAACTGGAGGTATTACATTATTCAATTCCATTTGTAATGGACCTTTTTTGTCAAGATGAGGGTTATAATTGCTAATCAGAGCCATTCTATGAGCTATTTGCCAATGTAATATCAGTTCCTGTGCAACATATTTAGGATAAGTATCCTCCACTATAAGCAACTTCTTCCTAATATTCTTTAAATCCTCAATCTTAGTGGTAGACAATATCTCCTTTGATATTATTTCATAACCATTGCCTATAGGTTGCAGTTCCAATGCGGTTTTTGCTGTTGAATTATCAACTGGTTTCAATTGGTATTTAGCCAAGAAATCATCATTGAATTTGAACATATCCGCAAATAAGCTAGCATCATAAATTCTGGTATTAGGTTGTAAAATACTTTCTCTTATTAATTTGAGATGGTTATCACTAATACCATAACGATAATACAAAGCTTCAGTCCAATATTTATTGCACTCCTTACACTTACTATCAATCCTATTATGCATTCCCCAAGACAAATCTTTTCCAAAAATTTTCTCAAGTTTTTCCCTGTAACTATCAGGTTTATAAATTTTCATAAATTTCTCTGGGATTGGCATATATTTCTTAATTCTACCACTATTAACAGTAGGCTCGATAGCTGATTCATCTGTATAAAGGTCAGTAACAATGTCAAACAAAGCTAGTCCATTCGACCATTTATTATTTGATATAGCTAATTGATGTAGATACCACTGCTGCTCTGATTTACTCAAGGATAACATCTTAATTGATGAGTTATTTAATAAGAATTTCTTTGGTAATCTAACCATTTTAAAGGATTGGCACTTATAGCATTTAAAAATTTCACAGCTACATGTTATTACAAGATCTAAATCAGTTATCCTGCAATATTTCAAGATCATCCCACAGCCATTTGGTTTCTTATTATTTGGATTTGTAAAGAAATGGCTAAATGCTCTATTTATAATATTGCTATCCATTGGTTTAACTGCTATTACAGCATCATCAGCTGAAGCCATTACTCTATAGTCACACTTAAGAATGTTCTTCATTATATAGTCGATACACAATAATACTGTTAGCGTATTACTACATGCTGTTAAACGGCTACCCGAACACAATGTTGATAGAATCTCAACCAGTAACAGAATATCCCTTTTCTTATTTTCCATCCCCTCAACTTTGAAAGTGTGCGACTTGGTTGAATATACCTCCTTTATAATGTCTATTGGTACATGCCAATTAACTTTTTGGTCTGCTATATACCTTAAAACTGCAAAAATAGGCGATCGCACTACATTATTTTCTGAACGATCCATTCCACTCAAATCAATCGATATAGCCTGGACGAATCCATCTTTCTCCCATTGGTTTAATTTCTTACATTTCTCATCATAGTTCCAACCAATACCCCAACCTGGTAAATATTCTTTAAATAACATTTCTATTCTCTTTACAATAGGTCCCATTATATATTTCTCTTCAGGTGGTGGGGCCATAATACAACGTACTTTATCACCCTTTAATTGTGGTTCACACTTTGGCAATACATTGTAGACGGTTTTCTTAAAACTATTCAATAAAGATGGATCTTTCATCAGTCTGTCCACCTCAACCTGTTGAGCTGCATTAAGATCATTATACCAGCCTTCTACTGAATAATCAAAATTCTCAAAAATTTTTAAAATTTTAGGTAAGAAATGATTTTCTGAATGATCTATTAATTTCTGTAAGAGATCATGATCAGGTTCTCTTTGTGGATATAAATGCCTAGTTGCCGCCGCTAATGCGTTAATAACAGATCCTGGATCATAATATATAGTTTTTAATTCTTTTAAACTAGGTTCAGGACCGTAATACTTAGCTATAGGTTTATTGTGCAACTCAAATCTTACACTTGGTAATTGTATCACCTCTGAATACGGCATATCCAATTTAAAATCCTTAGGCAAGACGGCACTTATAATAAAGGGATTAGGATCAGTTGAGATATTCACATCATAAATATCTGCTGTTGCTTGGGAAGGTTTAATCAATATTTCACCGGCTGTGGGTTTACCCGATACATCCAACATTCTTTGATTATAATTACTTGTTGGCAAGGTTTTTATGTTGGCTACATGTTGATGAAATCTTAAATCACTGGTATTGGTATTAGTTAGGCAATGTTTAGAATCTGCTAAATCCAAATTTGTGCCCAACAATTTATTCAGTATATCTTTAAATGTCCAATTTGTGCCATCATTAAAAACACCTCTAATTGACTTATTCAGGGCTTCTACTAGTACTGAATTATTCAATTTGCACAAATACAATCTTACAATTAGGACACTATAAAACACCTCTTCCATAATTGCTATGCCATACTCTATATCACCAGTATAACGCATAGCTATCAATTCCTTCATATAAGTTTGCAATAAGAATTTAAAGTCAATAGTCTCCTGTGGTATGGTATTGGTTGTTAAATTTGCTAAAATTTTCATATCAACAATTATATCAAAATCTTTAGTCTGTTGATAAAAGGAATAATAGGAGTCCCTTGTATAGCCAGTAGTCTGAGTCCATTTGGTGAAACATATTTGTGATTTAATTCTTTTTGCCATTAATGGTGGTAAATCCTTACCTGTTTCCAAATTTTTAGGCGTATATAACAGACATCTCCCCTCTTCTAGCTGTTCAGTTGCTTTCATTAGTGTATAACGCTGGTTAACAATAAGAAAATCAGTTTCAGTTGTTTTTGCTGTAGGTAACACTAAATTTTTCCAGTTTACCAGCTTGGAATCCGTTACCTTATCCACCCTAATTAAACAGTGCTTCTCCGTCACATGATCAAAATAGAAAATTCTGGAGAATACAAAGCCACCATAAACATACTCCGCATTATCCCATAATTCAGCTAAAATATCTGGGTGGTTATATGGTTGCTCTTTTTTTACTGCATAGCGAATCCAAACTTCATGCTTATTCTGATATCTCTCCCATTCTGCAAGTAATTTATCAGCTATATAAGTTAATCCCCTCTTCTTTGTGGGATCATAGATATGAGCAACAATGAAGCCAACTCTTCGTTCCCCTTCACCAAGATAGTTAGTCATAGTCTCTAAAACACCGGGGTAATAAGCTGAATGTACGGCGGTAATAAATTTTGGTTTAAAGTCCAGTAGATGTTGACACGGTTCTACTAATTTGCAATTGCAATACTGGTAATTTGACACACCTCTTACCATTTCACCTTCAAGATCATCGCGTCTCCAAATGTCTTTATGGTCGATAATGGGTCGATTGACATAGCAAGGTCCACCTTGTAATGTAAGCCCTGAAATTGTTGATCTCTTTGAGCCACCTATTTCAAAAAATCTTTCCATAAACAACGGTGTCTCACTGATTTTATCCAAACGCCCATATTTAATTAAAATCCATCGATCTAACCAAGCTCGCTCGTTTGCTAATTCTTGATGGTAGTTAGTCGATGTTTTGACTTCAGCAGTTATGCCATACTTGGAATAGTAAGTGACTATAGATTCACTTGAAACTGAAAATTTTGTAGCAGAAAATTTGCTTTCAGCAGTTAACGCAATTAAATGCGGTTGATATGCATGTAAATGCCTCACATAACTTGTGGTTATAGA